TGGAGGGTCAGCGAGACGCTGTGTTCGCATGACGGGCGGTCCGAATGGACGCGGCAGACATCGCCGCCCTGATAGATGCGGAAGTAATCGTAACTGGGCAAAAGGTCGGCGCCGGTGATCTGGCTGATGACCGGGGTGAGGCCCCACAGGAAGGTCGTCAGCGGGCGGTAGAAATGGCCCGAGATCTCGATGGTTTCGTGGCGTGACAGCGCCTGCGACTGGGCAAAGGACTGGAAGGTCCTGCCTGCAGCCTTGAGGTCCATGTCGAGCTGTTTGAACAGGTTGGTGGCGACTTCGGGCGGGACGAGGCCGCGGATCGTGGCGTAGCCATCCTGTTGGTAATTGCCTTCGACTTTCATTCCGCCACTCGCCGCGTTCGGTGCTGATCGGAGAATGTCCATAATCAGCGGTGCGGGCGGTTGAAAAGCCCCGGATCGCAACGTCTTCTTGGAGCAAAGACATGAAATGGTTCGGCAGGAAATCTGCCGGGCGTGCAGATGCGCGTCCGGTGCTGGCGCGCGGCTGGGCGACGGCGGAGGCGGTGCGGCCGTGGACGTATGAGGAGGGGGTCCGCGCGGGCTATGTCGCGAACCCGATCGTCCAGCGCGCGGTGCGGCTGATCGCGGAAGGGGTCGGTGCGGTGCCGCTGACGGGGGCGGTGCCCGAGGTACTGGCGCTGATCGGTACGCGGACGGCGGGGCAGGCGCTGCTCGAAACGGTGGCGATGCAAATTCTGCTGCATGGCAACGGGTTCGTGCGGGTGATGACGCCGCCTGTCGCGGTGGGTGAGACCGATTTGTTTGCGCTGCGGCCCGAGCGGGTGACGGTGGAACGGGACGCGCGCGGATGGCCGGTGGCGTATCTGTATCGCGCCGGGGAGAGTGCGCAGCGGATTGCGGCGGAGGACGCGGCGGGACGGCCGGCGCTGATCCATGTGCGTTCGGCGCATCCGCTCGACGATCATTATGGCTTGGGGTGCCTTGGCGCGGCGGCCGGGGCGGTGGCGATCCACAATGCGGCGACGCGGTGGAACCAGGCGCTGCTCGACAATGCGGCGCGCCCTTCGGGCGTGCTGACGTTTGATCGGAATGGAGAGGGCGACACGCTGGCGCCCGAACAATTCGACCGGCTGCGCGAGGAGCTGGACGCGCAGTTTTCGGGGACGCCCAATGCCGGGCGGCCGTTGCTGCTGGAGGGTGGCTTACGCTGGCAAGCGATGAGTTTGACGCCCGCGGATATGGATTTCGTCGGGCTCAAATCCTCGGCGGCGCGGGAGATCGCGCTGGCCTTCGGGGTGCCGCCGATGCTGCTCGGGCTGCCGGGCGATGCGGCCTACGCCAATTACAAGGAGGCCAATCGCGCGCTGTGGCGGCAGGCGATCCTGCCGCTGGCGGGGTCGATCCTGGGCGGGCTCAACGAGGCGCTGGTGCGGTGGTGGCCGGAGGGCGCGGTGCGTGTCGACCTCGATCACGTGCCGGCGCTGGCCGACGAGCGCGAGGCTTTGTGGGCGCAGGTGACGGCGGCCGATTTCTTGAGCCGCGCGGAGAAACGCAAATTGCTGGGAGTGGAGCGATGACCAATGCGGAGGTGCGGGCGATGCTCGAGGAAGCGGGTGAGTTGGGCGCGCGGCGGGCGCTGGCGCGGCTTGGCTTGGCCGATGAGAGTGCGCGCGAGGATGTGACCGAGCTGCGCCAGCTGCTCAAGGCGTGGCGCGATGCCAAGGTGTCGGCGCGCAATGCGGTGATCGGCTGGGTCGTGCGGCTGTTGCTGGCGATGGTGCTGGTGGGCGTGGCGGTGAAGCTGGGGCTGGGCAGTCTGGTGACCGATGGCTGAAACTCAAAGGGAGGCGGCGCGGTTCGCGGGCTATGCCGCGGTGTTCGACCGGGCGGACCGTTCGGGCGATGTGATCCGGCCTGGGGCGTTCGGCGCCGTGGGGCTAGTGCCGCTGTACTGGCAGCATGATCCGCGGCGGGTGGCGGGCGTAATCGAGGCGATCGGTGAGGACGCCAAGGGCTTGCGCGTGATCGGGCGGGCAGCGGGGGTGGCCGAGGGGATGGGCTTGTCCTTCGGCTATCGCGTGCGGCGGGCCACGCAAGGAACAAACAGGCAACTAGAAGCCCTCGAGCTGATCGAGGTGAGTTTGGTGCGGACGCCGATGCAACCGCTGGCGCGGGTGCATGCGGTGGAAATTTTCGAAGCGGGAGAATGATGATGGATTACGAAGTGAAGGCCGACGCGTTGGAGGCGTCGTTCGACGGGGTGGTGATGGCGGCGGAGCGGCCGGTGCTGGCGGCGGCCGATGAGGCGAAGGTGGCGAGCGGGTTCGAGGCGTTCGTCCGGGCGGGCATGGCGATGGAGCGCAAGTCGTTCAACGGCGGCACGGGCGGCGAGGGCGGCTTTGCGGTGCCCAAGGAGATCGACGCGCGGATCGACGACACGCTGAAAACGATCTCACCGATCCGGCGCATCGCCAATGTCGTGAAGGTCGGCAGTGCGGGCTACCGCAAGCTGGTGGCGCAGGGCGGCGTCGCGTCGGGATGGGTTTCGGAGACGGCTTCGCGACCCGAAACGGCGACGCCGGTGTTCAACGAAATCGCCCCGGCGATGGGCGAGCTCTACGCCAATCCGGCGGCGAGCCAGGCGATGCTCGACGATGCGCAGTTCGACGTCGAGGACTGGCTGGCGAGCGAGATCGCGCAGGAGTTCGGGCGAGCCGAGGGCGCGGCGTTCGTTGCGGGCAATGGCATCAACAAGCCCAAGGGGTTCCTGAGCTACAATACCGCCAACACGGCGGATGGCGTTCGCGCGTTCGGCACGCTGCAGTATCTGGCGTCGGGGGCGGACGGCAATTTCGGTGGCTCGTCAGCGACCGACAAGCTGATCGACCTGGTCCAGTCGCTGCGCTCGCCATACCGCCAGGGCGCGGTGTGGGTGATGAATTCGAAGACCATCGCCACGCTGCGCAAGTACAAGACCAGCGACAATCTGCCGGTGTGGAATCCGTCGCTCAACGAAGGCGTGCCATCGACCTTGCTGGGCTATCCGGTGGTCGAGGCGGAGGACATGCCGGACATCGCGTCGGGTTCGCTGTCGATCGCGTTCGGCAATTTCCAGGCGGGCTATCTGATCGCCGAGCGCGCCGAGACGCAGGTGCTGCGCGATCCCTATTCGAACAAGCCGTTCACCTACTTCTACGCGGTCAAGCGCGTGGGCGGGTGCGTGACCAATTCGGAAGCGATCAAGCTGCTCAAATTCTCGGTCAGCTGATCGACGGCGCGGCGGCAGCATGACCGCTGCCGCCGACACCCCTCAAGATTCAGGAGCAGACATGGCAGACCCATTTCAGTCGACGGCGGATGCGCCGTCGGCACCGGCGTCGCGCGCCGAGAGCGTGACGCCGCATGACACCAACGCGCTGAGCGACATACCCAAGGCGCTGTACATCGGCACCGGCGGCAACATCACGATGCGGGGGAGCGCGGGGACGAGCGACCGCGTGTGGAAGAATGTGCCCGCGGGCGCGATCCTGCCGTTCCGCGCGCAATATGTGCGGGCGACGGGGACGACGGCCGCCGACATTTTGGCCCTCTACTGATGTTCGGGGTGGGACTGAACATCCCGCATGTGGTGGTGCGGCGGGTGGCGGTGACGATCCCGCCGTTGCTCGCCAGTGTCGATCCGGGCGGCTGGTCGGGACAGGCGGCGCTGGCGCTGGCGCTGCCGGCGATGACGACCGACGGCACCAGCGAGTTCGGTGCGGATGGCGTCGCGCCCAAGACGCTGGCCGTGCTGCGCCAGGGGTTCGACGCGACGGGGGCGGCGGCGCGATTCTTAGAGCCGGTGACGATCACCAAGCGCGTGCGCCAGGCCTATCCCAACCACGCCAGCGCGACGGCGGCGACGGTGGCGCTGAGCGATTATGTGTTTGCCGCGGACGCGGTGGCGGGCTGCACCAACAATTCGACCGAAATCAGCCCCGCGCCGGTGGCGCAATGGTCGCGGCCCGACCGGCATGTCATGACGACGACGGACACGGCCGCGGTGGTGGCGTTCCACCGCTGCGGCGCGACGCTGGGCAATCTCGGCATCGCCTGCGTCAAGTTCACCTGGACCGACGGCACCAACACGGTGACAGCGACGGTCACCACGCCGACGAGCGGCGGGCATGCCGGCGACCTGTTCCCGGTGATCGAGTTCGTCGCGGCGAATGTCGACATCTCGTCGCTCAACAACGGGCCGGTCACGCGCAACGCGACGGTTTATCCCAAGGTCGGGACGAATGCCTCGCTCGCCGCAAGCGGGACCGGCACGCCGGGGGCGCGGGCGTTTGCGCCGCAGACCATCCTCAAGTCCGCCGCCGCGCCGATCTATGCCTATGTCAGCACCACGGGCACCGCGGGCGGCGTAACCAGCACGACGGCGGCGCTGGCTGCGGCCACGCCGTTCGACACCTTCAAGG